TAAAATCAGATCGTGGAATTGAAAAAGCAACTTTAGCTAAACAAGACCAAATGAATCAATTTAATGATCGTAAACAAGATATCATTAATTTATTTATAGTATCTAAATTATTATCAGATGCCAAACTTATATTTGTAAGAAAATATAATAATGCTATCTACAATACAAAGCATTTTGTAGACGATGGTAAAGGAGGCTTGAGAGTGACCGCACCGGAAGGATATGTGGCAGTAGATAGAATTGGAAATGGTGTTAAATTTGTAGATAGAGTAGAATTTAGTAGAGCAAACTTTGCTATGGATAAAGGCTTTACAAAATAGCATTGATAAGTAGGACATAGTATATTTATATTAAAATAAGGGACAAACCAATGAAAGAAACAACATTAAGAAATATGATCAGAAAACAGATCAAAGAATCTTTAAAAGAAGCGCCAATGGCAAAAGCATCTGTAGGATCTAAATTAGGTTCAATAGAAAAATTAGCCGGAGTTAAAATGCTAAAAAAAGCATTAGGCCAAGGAACACCTGTACAACAAGCAGCAGGATTACTTCAAGTAGTACAAGCTATATCAGGAGATAATCCTACTGTAGCAAAACAATTATCTAGAATGTTAATGAAGAAAGATTCATTATCAGGTGATATGGGTAAGCCGGCAGGAGCAGCTGATAGATTTGAATCAATCGAAGAAGCAGAAGTTAGTTCAGCATTAGCATCTAAAATGGGCAGAGTAGACAAAACCCAAGCAATGCAAATGATGAAGAAAACATTAGCAACTAAGCCAGCAACCCAACAAACTGATTTCGTCATTGACATGATAAATAGTTTAGGTCTTAAGGATGGAGCAAAGAAAAGATTATTATTGAAGATGCGCCAAGGTTTAAAATAATATGAGCAATAAGTTACAAAATGTGAAAGCTGTCAAGCAGATGCTTGCCGGCGAACACCGATCTCAAACACGTAAATCAATATATACGGGTAAAACAAAATCGAAAGAATTAGAAGTGATAGAATCTTTTGAAGACGGTAAACCTAAAATATGGATTGAAACGGATGGTAAGGGATTTCGAACAAGGGTTACACAACATGATGGATTTACAACACGTCAGCCCGAGAATAGTATATTAAGTGATGTAAAAAAACTATTAACAGTGCCGGAAGAGTGTCCCAATTGTGGTACTAATATGCGTAAGAAAGAACGTAGTTTAAACTTCAAATTTTGGTTTAAACGTAAAAAATGTTTCGGATGTGTATTATCAGAAGAAACTAAGATAAAGTCCCAAGGAAAAGAAGCATGGGAACAATATCAGAAAGAGATAATGTTATCAAATGCAGAATCATGGTTTAAAGATACTGATAAAGAAGTTGAAATTGTAAAACAACAAGTAAAAGAAACTACTTGGGAAAATGCAGATGGTGAAAGAAGCGAAATTGATATTTCATCTTTTATTGAAAGAATAGAAAAAGATTATAATAATCTAAAAGAAAATGTAAGAACTTCATTAGAGGAATAAAATGATTAGACTTAGGGACATATTAAATGAAGCTGAATATGAAACAAAAACAACTTCAGCTGATATGCCTGAACTTGAAGATGCATTTTCAGACTTAGAAAAGGATATTAAACGTGTAGATTTAGATGCACCTGAATCAGAAGCTATAGGATTAACATTAGCTGGAGTTGCATTATCATTACCAGAGATAATTAAATTGATTGGTAAATTTGTTAATCTATTAAAGAAAATTCCTGGACTCAAAAAATTAAGTGGAGATAGATTAATTGCAATAGGTGACCATTACCATCATAAAATTACAGATGCATTTACATTTATAATAAAAAAAGCCGGAGTAAAGGATCAGGCTAAGGCAAAGAAATTTGCAAATATATTACATCATGTTATAATTGCAATGTTATTAATAGCCGGAGGAACATCAATGGCCAATTATGCAAATAAAGGTAATATAGCAGGTGCAACATTAAAAGGCGCTCTCAATGCTGTGAAGACCGGTGAAATAAGAGCATTTATAATAAAAGCAGCCTCAGAATTAGCTGCATAAAAAAGGAATAGAGTTATGAGTATATTAACAAAATTATTTTCAGGAGGTGCAGCAGATTTAGTAAAGGGAGTAGGAGGTGTTATAGACAACCTACATACTTCTAAAGAAGAAAAATTAGCAGCTGAACAAAAAATAAAAGAATTAGTTTCTGACTATGAAACTAAAATGGAAGCCAACATAACAGATAGATGGAAATCGGATATGAACAGCGATTCTTGGTTATCCAAAAATGTAAGGCCAATGGTCCTTATATTTCTAGTTGTATTATTTCTAGTTGTATGTACAGTTCTTATGATTTTTATAGATGCAGGAACTATATCATTTGTAGTTGAGGATAAGTGGGTAGACCTATTACAATTAGTGTTAATAACAGTTATAGGTGCATACTTTGGTGGTCGTTCATTCGAAAAAAGCAAAAAATAAGCAGTCCTTTTATTTGTTTTTCTGCAAATAATTTCTTATATTAAAGTATAATATGGCAGTAAAGAAAAGCATAAAAGAAATAATACGTGATGAATATAAACGGTGTTCTCAAGACCCTGTACATTTCATGCGTAAGTATTGTATTATTCAACACCCTACTAAAGGTAAAATGTACTTTAACCTCTATCCATTTCAGGAAGAGGCATTAAATGAATTCAAAGATAATAGATATAACATTGTTCTTAAATCGAGACAGTTAGGTATATCAACTTTATCGGCAGGATATTCATTATGGAAAATGATATTCCAATCAGATTATAATGTATTAGTAATTGCAACTAAACAAGATGTTGCAAAAAACTTAGTTACAAAAGTAAGAGTGATGCATGATAATTTACCTAGTTGGTTAAAGGGGAAGACAATGGAAGATAATAAACTTTCATTAAGATTCAAAAATGGTTCACAAATTAAAGCTATATCATCAAAAGGTGATGCAGGTAGATCTGAAGCATTATCATTATTAGTAATTGATGAGGCTGCATTCGTTGATAGAATTGATGAAATATGGACTGCAGCACAACAAACATTGGCAACTGGTGGAGGTGCAATTATGTTATCAACACCTAATGGTACAGGTAACTTGTTCCATAAAACATGGTCACAAGCAGAAGCGGGCGGACAATTTAATCCTATCAAACTACACTGGACGGTACATCCGGAAAGAGATCAATCATGGAGAGATCTTCAAACAGAACTGTTAGGAGAAAAGAGTGCAGCACAAGAATGTGATTGTGACTTTATAAGTTCCGGACATACAGTAGTAGATGGGCCTATTATACAATGGTATGAACAAACATATGTAGAAGATCCAAAAGAAAAAAGAGGATTTGATGGCAACTATTGGATATGGGAATATCCAAACTATTCTAATTCATATGTAGTAGTAGCGGATGTTGCGAGAGGAGATGGAGGAGATTATTCTGCATTTCATGTGCTAGACATAAAAACAATGCAACAAGTTGCTGAATATAAAGGCAAGATAGGAACTACTGAATATGGTAATATGTTAATATCTGTAGCAACAGAATGGAATAATGCATTACTAGTTATTGAAAATGCAAATATAGGATGGGCAGTTTTACAGGTTGCAATAGACAAAGGATATGAAAATTTATATTATTCATATAAACAAGATGCATATGTAGATGAAGATGTACATTTAAGAAAAGGGTATGATTTAAAAAATAAAGGACAAAAGGTTCCTGGATTTTCTACAACATCAAAAACCAGACCTTTAATTATATCCAAATTAGAAACATATTTTAGAGAAAAGTCGCCAGTTGTAAAGTCAAAACGGTTGGTAGATGAATTATATGTCTTTATATGGAATGGTAGTAGAGCAGAAGCACAGAGAGGATATAACGATGATTTAGTAATGGCATTTGGAATTGCATTATGGGTAAGAGATACTGCATTAAGATTACATCAACAGGGAGTTGATCTTTCTAGAAAGGCATTAAGTGGTTTTGGAAAATCAGCAGGAGTATATTCAACAGGAACAGATAGGCCAAAGGATTGGCAATGGAAATCAGGTGATAAGGACAATGAAGATTTAACCTGGCTTTTGGAGTAACAAGATATTTATATAAAAGTAGAAAACTATGGCAGACACATCATTAAGAGCGCGGTTAGGCAGATTATTTGCAACAAATGTAGTTGTTAGAAGAATTGCAAAAAATCGTCTTAAGGCCGTCGATACAAATCGATTACAATCGACAGGAAATTTAACAAACAAAAAATATGTTGATAGATTTTCTGGCGTACATAAGGGTATGCCTGGTTACGGGACATATAATCAAAACCAAACATTTCATACATCAAAAATAGAATTATTTACAGATTATGAAGCAATGGATATGGACCCGATATTATCATCAGCATTAGACATCTATGCAGACGAATCAACAGTTAAAGATGCGGATGGAGATACATTAACAATTACATCTCCTAATGATGAAATAAGAAAAGTATTAAGAAATTTATTTTATGATGTATTAAATATAGATTATAATTTATGGCCATGGATTAGAAATGCATGTAAATATGGAGATTTTTATTTACATTTAGACGTTGAAGAAGAAATTGGAATTGTAAATGTAACTCCAGTATCAGCATATGAAATACGAAGAGATGAAGGATTTGACCCTAACAACCCATATGCACATAAATTTACTATGGAAAATACACATGGTGGAGGAAATAACCAATGGTCTGGAGGAGGCGGCGGTAATCCAGCAGAGTTTGAATCATTTGAAATAGCACATTTTAGATTATTATCTGATACAAACTTTTTACCATATGGAAAGTCAATGATAGAAGGTGCTAGAAAAATTTATAAACAATTAACTCTTATGGAAGATGCGATGTTGATTCAAAGAATCATGAGAGCACCGGAAAGAAGAATTTTTAAAATTGATGTAGGTAATATACCACCAGCCGAAGTTGATAATCATATTCAAAATATTATCAATAAGATGAAAAAGGTTCCTTATATAGATGAAAAGACAGGAGACTATAATCTTAAGTTTAATATGCAAAATATGATTGAGGATTTCTTTTTACCTGTTAGAGGAGGAGAATCTGGAACTAATATAGAATCATTACCAGGCCTATCTAGTGATGGTGCTATTGAAGATATTGATTATTTAAAAAATAAATTATTTTCTGCATTAAAAATACCTAAAGCATTTTTAGGATATGATGAGGGAGTAGAAGGTAAAGCAACATTGGCAGCAGAGGATGTAAGATTTGCTAGAACAATAGAAAGAATACAAAAGATATTTGTTTCTGAATTAACTAAGATTGCAATTGTACATTTATTTTCTCAAGGATTTAAAGATGAAGATTTAGTTGGGTTTGAATTAAACTTAACCAATCCATCTCTTATATATGAAAAACAAAAAGTTGAAACTCTTAATGAAAAGATTGGACTTGCTAGTTCAATGTTAGAATCAAATCTATTTTCTCAGAGATGGGTATATGAAAATATATTTGGATTGAGTCAAGATGAATGGACGGCAGAACAAGAACAAGTGATTCAAGATCTTAAAGAAGGCTTCCGAAGAGAACAAATTAAAGGTGAAGGTAATGATCCAAG